CGCTATCTACTTCTATGTTGTTAATAAGTGCTCCTTCTCTGGGTTGTCTCAATCATCTTCATTCTCAAGTCAGGCATCTGTTAGTAACTTCTCTCGTAAAGGGATTCATAAATTGAGTGGTTATCAACAACTTATACATAATTGGACGATAACTAATTACTCATACGATCAAATCTTAGATGAATCTTCGGAGCGATCCAATGCATTTGTCTATCTTGATCCACCTTATGACATCAAAGATAATCTCTATGGTGCAAAGGGTGGCACGATGCATAAGGGGTTTGATCACGATAAATTTGCAGAGGACTGCAATAACTCCTCTACAGATATGATGATCAGTTACAACTCCGATCAACTTGTAAAAGATCGCTTTACTGATACTAAATGGAGAACAGGAGAGTTTGATCTTACATATACTATGAGATCTGTTGGCGATTACATGAGTGATCAAAAAGCACGTAAAGAACTACTTTTAATGAACTATGAAAATACAAGTCTCACTGTACAAAGCGGGCAAACTCTGGACGGAGGAGTATCACTCTTCGGACTTTGAAGATGCTAGAAAAATTGCTTTGGCAAGAAATCCTGGAGCAACTATCACTGGTGTCAGTGCTAATTTAACTGCTGACCAAATAAAGGACGTACCTGATTATTTTAAAAACTGATGGAACTGAAGGATTGGTTGAACTCTATTAACCACACAAAAGAGGATTTGTCGGAAGAGATCAAATCATATCCTCCATTTATTGTTAATCGTTGCTTATCTGGGCACTTAGATTGCGTTTTATTTGCCAATGAGATGAATAAAAACTCTCAAATTGACAAAGACATGCAATATTCTTTTTATCTAAATAGTTTGAGGAAGCGTAAAAGGTTTTCTCCTTGGCTCCGAAAGGATAAGATTACTGATCTTGATATTGTCAAGCAATACTATGGTTATAGTAATGAGAAGGCAATGCAGGCATTGAAGATCTTGTCACAAGATCAAATAGATTTTATTAAGCAAAGACTTGACATTGGTGGAACATGACAAATAGTATTGAACCTCAGGTAAACTGGACACCTGAGATGATGGTTGAAGTGATGTTGAATGAACCTGATGATTTCCTTAAGGTTCGTGAAACTTTAACTCGTATCGGAGTTGCTTCGCGCAAAGAGAAAAAACTTTACCAATCTTGCCACATTCTCCACAAGCAGGGCAGATACTACATTACACATTTCAAGGAGTTGTTTGCTTTAGATGGCAAGCATGCAAACCTTACCGTAAATGATGTTCAGAGAAGGAATAGAATCGCGAGACTTCTCTCTGATTGGGGTTTAATTAGCGTAGTAGATGGCGATTCCATTATGGATATCGCACCTTTAAACCAAATTAAGGTTTTATCCTACAAAGATAAAAACGACTGGATCCTAGAACAAAAATATAATATTGGATCTAAAAAGAAAGTAGAAGTTGCTGAGTGATGGAAGAAAACGATCTAGAACAAGACGGATATCAACTATTCTTATCAATAGAAGATGTCCGTATGTTCTATGATCATACGTGCTATTCTATCAAGATGTGGCCAGGAGCACCTGCTAGACCATATGAGGAACAAGAGTTTTTGATGCATCTGAAGTCTCAACTATTTGCTATGCTTGCTGACCATACGTTTAATAACGGTTAACCCAACAATCATATTCGGTTATCGCGGTTACTCTTTTTTGTAGTTTGTGTTTAAATAGTATTGGATGCCGCAAGGGTCCACACAACATAAACTCGCTTAGTAAAGGAGCTAACACCATGGGTAACCTCATGAGATATAATGCTGCAGATATTCCGCAGCTTCTGGATAGAATCAATCGTAACAGTATTGGAATGGACGAGTATTTTGATCGTCTATTCAACGTACATGAATCATCTACTAACTATCCTCCCTATAATTTGATCCAGGTTAGCAATGTAGAATCGCGTTTAGAACTCGCGCTTGCTGGATTTAAAAAGGAAGAGGTAAATGTCTACACCGAATACGGAAAACTTTTTGTTGAAGGGCAAAAAGAGAATAAAGAGACCGATGCGTCATATGTCCACAGAGGAATGGCTCAACGATCTTTCACCAGAGCATGGACGCTCAGTGATGATACGGAAATTAGATCAGTTACTTTTGAGGATGGGTTACTGAGTATCGCACTCGGTAAGGTAGTTCCAGAACATCATGCTCGTAAAGACTACCTATAAATAATAGCGGCTACCTTCCAAATATCGTCGCCGCACGGGCGGGGTTGGTCAGAATCAACCCTTGCCCCCTTTTCTTTTTCGTGCTAATATAACAGTAAACTTCATTTAGTTATGGCAATTAAACTAGCTGTCGTGAAGACAGGAGAACAAATAATTACTGATGTTGAAGAGATGCTTCTTGAAGACAAAGTAGTTGGTTATTTTTTCAATAAACCTTGTGTAGTAAAAACGGGTGATCCCCAGATTGGTGAAGAAGGAGCATCCTTTGAAATCAAACTGAGTCCTTGGATTGCTCTGGGTAAAGGATATAAGTTCCCAGTTCCTCTCGATTGGATTGTGACATTTGTCGATCCTGTAGATGAATTGAACAGAATGTATATGACTGACATCCTCCGCCAAGATGTGGATGAGCAAAGTCAATCTATGGTAGTAACTGATAACTGTAAGGATTGTTGATATGGAACCTAAAGTAATTATCTTTCAAACTGGTGGAACTCTAATTGCTAAATTAGAAGAAGCACCTTCTGCTGACCTTGGCGAACCAGATTGCATTCTGGTACAACCATTTAACATTATGCCTGATGGAACCCTTCAAAATTGGTTGGGCGACATTACCGCAGATACCAAGTTCAAGATTCATTCCGATAAGATCTTGACCATTGCAGAACCAACTGGTAGAATCAAAGAACTGTACAGCAGTTTGACTAAGTGAGATTTTATACGAACGTCCAGATGGTCGGGAACCAGTTCCTCGTCAGAGGTTATGAAGATGGTAAACGCTTCACTACCCGCGAGAAGTGGAACCCGACCCTTTTTGTACCATCTCAAAAGAAGACGTTCTATAAAACTCTTAGTGGAGAACAGGTTGAGGCAATCAAACCAGGCACTGTACATGAGTGCCGTGAGTTCATCAAAAAATATGATGGCGTAGAAGGATTTAAAATCTACGGTAACGAGCGGTTCATCTATCAATATATCTCTGAGAAGTATTCTGAGCAAGAGATCAAGTTTGACATTGGTAAGATTATGCTATCTACCATTGACATTGAGGTTGCTTCTGAGAATGGATTCCCAGACGTAGAGTCTGCTGCTGAAGAAGTTCTTCTTATTACCCTTCAGGATTATGCAACCAAGGAGATCATTACTTGGGGTCAGGGTCCATTCAAACTTAAGCAAGGGAATCATTACTACAAGCAATTCAATAATGAAGAAGATCTTCTTCATGACTTTATCAGTTGGTGGATTGACAACACTCCCGAAGTTGTCACTGGATGGAATAGCAAACTGTATGATATTCCGTATCTAGTCCGTCGTATTGATAGGATTCTTGGTGAGAAGTTGATGAAGAGACTCTCTCCGTGGGGTCTTGTAACTGAGCAAGAGGTTTATATTCAAGGCAGAAAGCAATTGTCCTATGACATTGGTGGAGTCTCTCAGTTAGATTATCTGGACCTGTATAAGAAGTTTACTTACACAAACCAAGAATCTTACCGACTGGATCATATTGCAACTGTAGAGTTGGGACAGAAGAAACTAGACCACTCTGAGTTTGATACATTCAAAGACTTCTATACAAACGGTTGGCAAAAGTTTGTAGAATATAACATTATTGACGTGGAACTTGTTGACCGATTGGAAGACAAGATGAAGTTGATTGAACTTGCATTGACTATGGCATACGATGCCAAGGTCAATTATGAAGATGTGTTCTATCAGGTGAGGATGTGGGACACGATCATTTATAACTACTTAAAGGGAAGAGGAATTGTTATTCCTCCTAAAGAGAAGTCCGACAAGAACGAAAAGTACGCAGGTGCTTATGTTAAGGAACCGAAACCTGGAAAGTATGATTGGGTTGTGTCTTTTGACCTTAATTCTCTGTACCCTCA